CGTTTTTGCCTCTTTTTCGGCTTTTCAAAAGTGTCAAAAAGTGTCAAAAAGTGTCAAAATCAGGTACACAAAAGTGGCACACTCGGCAAAAGTGGCACAAAAGTGGCACACTTTTAGACAGAAAAATCCCCTCAACTCTTCGGAATGTTGAGGGGATGATTTTTGAAAAAAATTCAAAAAAATACATCTTTTTTAAGAAAATCGCTTGACATACTTATATAAGTATGCTATAATAAAACCACAGTGAGAGAGATCACGAGTCCAAAGAAAGGAGGAAACGGATGGCAAAGCGGAAGAAAAAGAAAACCGCAAAAGCTGTTACAGTCGACTGGAAGACGATAATAATAACAGCAATCGCGGACCTAATCGTCGGAACGATACTCATCATAATCGATAAGCAGTTCTGACACCCGAGGGGAGGCGGGAAAACCTCCTCCCCTCGACTTTCATTCTAACGCTTTAAAAGCCATTTGTCAAGTGCTATGAGAGATTTGCTTTTGGTCATCGGCGGCGCACTGATCGCCCTCGGCATTGACCACCTGCTCGTCTGGCTGGTCGCTTCGATCAGATCAAAGACAAAGAGTAACAAAGAAGGGAAGTGATCACATGTCGGAAGGAAAGCTGACACCTCAACAGAGATACGACGCAAAGTACAAAAAGCAGTTTATTCTTGCCTGCTTCACATCCACGGAACAGGATATCATCGATAAACTGAACAGCGTACCGAATAAGAACGGTTACATCAAGTCCCTCATCAGAGCGGACATACAAAGAGAAAAGGAGACTTCAAAATGAAAAAGTATTCATATTTCTGCGCCACCTGCGGTCGCCGCTTTGAGAGCGACCTGCCCTATAAAGACGAGAACGGCCTCGAGTCCGACGTGAGCTGCCCGCACTGCGGCGACTTCAACGTCTACCCCGACACGGAGGACGGACACAAGAGAGAACAGAAGGCCTTCAACGACTACGAAAACAAGGTCAAGGCCTGGGAAGAATGATCCCGAAAAACAAAATCGCCCCCGGATCCACTCGGTCCGGGGGCTGCTTTCTTATTAAGTTGTGCTCATCCGTCGGTCTCATCGTCATCTTCTTCGGATGCTTCCTTGATGATCTGCTCGATATCTTTTTCTTCCTCGTCCAGCGCCTCGTCCATACCCTTGACCTCCGGCAGACCCGCAAGGCTCGTCAGCAGGGACAGAATCCCCGCCAGGAGCGCTGCCGACCCCACGAGCGGCCAGTTTACCTCACCGAGCGCGGCGGATGTGCCGATGGTCGCTATGGCGGTCTGCGCTATGGTCTTGAGCGCGCGGATAAGCGCGGCTCTGAGCCAGTTTTTTATGTAGTCGTTCATTCTGTCATTCTCCCTTCTATCGGATAATACTTCGGTCCTCTCGCAAGCAGAGCGTCCACTTCCTCGTCCGTCATCTCTCTCGCGCCGTAGACCGTCAGATTGTACAGCCTCTTGAAGGCGATCACGGCGTCCGCCTTGTTCTCGGCATAGACGTGATACCTCGGTCTGTTTTTGTTCAGCGGTCTGTAATCCGCGGTTATCTCAAAACACTTCATTTCTTCGCCGCGTATTCGATGTTCAGGCAGATCCAGCCGGCTCCGGATTTCAGTTTGCCCCACGTCTGACAGCCGACCTTTTTGGTCTGTGTGACGGAGTATATGCCCTTGTCGGTTATTCTGCCCACTATGTCGTACTTCGTCGACGGACCCTTGCGGATATTCAGCTTCGCGCTGTTGACCTTGTACTTGACCTCTGTCGTTTTCGGCTTTTCGGTAAGCTGCGCGTTGACCTTGCTCGCTATCTCGGGGAATTTCTTCTCAAGATACGGTCCGGGACAGCCGGTCGCGGCGAAGTACTTGTGCATGGTCAGATTTCCGCTCTTGTCTCCCGTGAAGTTGAGCTTCTTGATTCCGTTGCGCTTGCAGATGTCCACGCAGAGCTTTATCAGGCTGTCATAAGCCTTATCCGACACTTTCCAGTCGGGATCTCCCGAGCAGTTTGCCACCTCGATGGTTATCGCCCTCTGGTCGTTGTCATAATTGCTCGACGTCCACGCTCTGTTTGCTTCGTCAACGTACAGCGCGATCCGTCCGTCCGTACCGATGCCGTAGTTTGAAGACACCTGTCTCGCCGAGTTGGCGAAGAGAGCGCCGCACTGCTCCACGGTCAGATTGCCCGCCATGTGATGGATGGTTATCTTCGTGATGGGGTAGACTCTTTTTCCGCTGTGGTTCGGACTGAGCTTTGTGTAGCTTATCAGTTTGCTGTTACTCATCGCCCTCACCGTCCTCTCTGCCGTTGCTGAACTCCTCTTCCTGTTCGGGAGTCAGCTCGATATCTTTCTTCTTTGCCATGTTTTACACCTCACTGTAAAAAGTCATTCCTCTCCAGACAGCTCTCATAGACCCGCTCGATGTTCGCTATCGCCATCACCGCTTTGTTATTTTTAAACTGCGGATTGCGGTCGCAGTATTTCCGATACGCGTCTATGTCCGAGTTGACCTGGTCGAAGCTCTCTTTGCTGTGCCGCACGCTGTGCAGTATCTCGTCCGAAAAGGACAGTATACGGATGCGTGCGTCCGTCGCGCGGTCGCGGTCTATATCTGCTCTCAGCGCGTCCACGTCTTTTTTTATCTCGCTGAGAGCGGATGTGATCCCCGCGTATTTACCGTTCTTCGCGTCGTGGCGGTTTATCAAAAACTGAATAAAGCTCAGTAACGCGCCCCCGCCCACGACGGCAGAAAATATTGTCCAAAAATTCATTGTTCCGTTACTCCTATCGTGATGATAAATCCCTGTCCCGCGGGGACTTTGTTGCTCGGTCCGACCTGTGAACCGCCGTAGGTGATGGCCGCGGACGTGATGTACGGCTGAGTCTGCGCCGAGACGAACGTCGCGGATATCGTGTGCGCCGCAGTCACATTGGAAAACGTATAGTTGGACACTGCCCCCACGCTCACGCCGTCCACCTTCACGTCTTCGATGTTGTACCCTGTGGCGGGCGTGATGGTGAAAGTCTGACTCCCGCCGTGAGTGACGGAAGCGGAAGCGGGACTGATAGACCCGTGGCTTCCCGCCGTGGCGGTGATGGTGTAGGTCTTCAGAGCGAACGTCGCCGCTATCGTGTGAGTTGCCGTTACGTTTGAAAATGTGTAGCTCGATACCGCTCCGACAGATGTGCCGTCTACTTTGACATCTGAAATCTGATAACCTGCGTTCGGTGTGATGGTGAAGGCTTTATTTGTCCCATGCTCTACGTTCGGATTTGACGGACTTATACTTCCTCCCGTTCCTGCGGTCGTGGTTATCTTGTAGGTTTTCTTGGCAAAAGTCGCCGAGATGGTATGCGCCGCTGAGACGTTGTTGAAAGTGTAGGACGTCACCGCTCCGACAGACGTGCCGTCTACCTTGACGTCTGAGACGTTATAGCCTGTGTTCGGAGTGATGGTGAATGTCTGGGAACTGCCGCTTTCAACAGACGGCGAGGACGGTGAGATGGAGCCACCTGTACCTGCGGACGTCGTGATTGTGTATGACGGCGGTGCATATGTTATGGTTACGGATACGTTGGTTATGTGAAAAGTATTGGAACTTGCGTTGTTTTTCACATGCGGAGTCAGCTCTATGCACGTGTGCCCGTTATAAGTGAATTTGTTTGACATCAGGTCAAAAAGATCCGGATACACGGTATCTGTCCATGTTGTGTCTGTGTTTCGATAGATAGCTTTGGAATAAGTTTTACACTGTGTTACGGTCTGGTCAGACTTGGTGGCATAAACGCTGTAATCCCCCCGAGTTGAATATCCCTCTTTGTGTGCCGTTACTGTAAGAACAATTTTTGTAATATTCGGACTTGCCGTTCCGAACACTTCGTCAAGCGCAATGGTTATTCGTCTATACGAAACAGACCCAGAGTTTAGTGGATACGTTACCCAGCCAGTATTGCTACTCGTCGATACATTGCTTTTTTGCCTTTCATATACTCCGGTACTGCCCCAGTTGAGTGAGACTGTCGCCATCTACTCACCCCCTGACACGGATGACCGCTCTCGGTTTGTACACCTCCGCACCGATGGAGATGGTCGCTTCGTAGGTATAAACGCCCTCTGCCTCGGCTGTGATGAGAGCGGTGACTTCTCTGTCGTTCACCGTGCAGTCGCCGCTGTCCACGATAGTGCCGTCCTCCGCTTTGAGCGTATAGGTCGCCTCCAGTATGACCACGGTGTCAAGGGGATTGCGGGGCGTGACCGTCAGTCCGACGTATTTTATCTCGCCGACTTTATAGCATAGTGTTTCGTACATTGTGTTCACACTTCCTCACTGTAAAAGAATATCGGTCGCCCAGTACCTTGAAGACCGTCTGCGGGATGAAGACGAACTCATACGGCTCGCGCTTGAACTTCAGATGGCACACACCGCCGCACATGTACAGCTCGGCCGTGTAGTACACCATCTGCCCGATCTCGTTCACAGCCCATATTTCGACCGCGTAGATCCCGTCCGACGTGTCGGGCGGGACGGAGCACTTCCATCTGAAAGTGCCCTCTATCCGCTCGAACTCGATGTCGAAGCTGTCCGCTCTGCCCCAGACCCTGACTATCTCCGGCTTCGTCCTCATGATACCGTCACCGTGATGGTGTAGGTAGTGCCCGCGTCGGTCGGGTTCGGATTGATGACCACGGACTCGATCACGGGCAGCGTCGTGCTGTAAGTGACCGTTCTGGTCTCTTCGGAGTACTTGCCCGCCGCGTCGGTCGCCCGGATCGTGAAGGTGTGGCTGCCCTCGGTCGCGTAAGATCCTGTCTTTGTGAAGGAGCCGTCCTGTCCGACTGTGACCGCGCCCTGATCCACGCCGTCCAGCTTGACCGTGACCGTGACGGGGTTGGACGTCTGGTCGGAAGTCGTGCCGCTGACCGTCCATGTCTGCACGTTCGTCTGATAGCCCTGCGTCGGGGCCGTGACGTTCAGTGCCGGCGCTACCGTGTCGACCGTAAAGGTGGACGTTGCGGTCACCGACGCGTTCCCGTCGTTATCGTAACACACGATGGACAGCGTGTGCTGACCGTCGGACAGCGGCAGGAACGTCGCGCTCACCGTCGCGGAGGCGACGTAGGTGCCTGTCGTGGTGATGGGCGTTATCACAAGGGACTCGGAGTCGAAGATGTCGCCCAGGTCGTCGTAGTCGTAGTCCGTTCCGTCCAGCGTGACGACGATGGGGTTCTTCCCGTCCTCTATGGCGGCAAGTCCCGAGGACCCGCTCGCCTGGTTCGCGTCGTCTGCCAGCGTGATGGCGAACGACGGCGTGGAGCTTGTCACGTATGCTCCCGAAGCTGGCGCGGATATCGACACGACGGGCTTGACCTTCTCGACGTTGTACAGCTTCAGGCTGTTGCCCAGCACGGGGTCGGTGTCGTCGGCTGTCGCCGTGTTGCCGTAGCTGTCCGTCACCGTCACGGAAACGGGGAAGTGGTGCCCCGTCTGCGGATAAGAGGACGCGGCGGGAGACGTCAGCGTAGCGGAGTACACTCCCGACCCCGCGCTCGTCTCTGTGAGTGAATACGTCTGTCCGTTGATCGTTACCTGTACAGTAGTTGCCATAATATCACCTCATCATTCAATGATCATCCAGTTCATGTCCCGATTGCTATCCAGTTGATTGTCTTGTCGTCTGTATTGGCCGAAGTAGCGGTCAGCTTTACGGAGGTTTTTCCTTTTGACAGGAAGCCCACCGCGATCGGAGCACCGTGAACGGTGCTCGTCAGCGAGTAGTTGTCCGCGTGACTGAAGCCGACGGGGAACGTGATCGTCGCCTCGTGAGTGTGTGCGCCCTGCGAGCCGGAGGGCTTTTCCGAGAGCGTCGCGATTCCCCACTGGATCTTGAGCGGACCGATCTGGATGCACGTCCCGCCATTGGCCGTAGTCACTTTCGGCACTATCGACACGTCATCGACCGTGATGTCACCGCCGCCGGTAATGTCAAGTCCGTCCGGAGTGAGCGTCGAGCCCTTGCTGTTGTTCGCGTCAATTGACATGACACCGTTGTATAACAGGGCTGTCATGCCGCTGTTTTCACGGCTTGCCGACACGCCTCCGTCGGTAAGCGACGCCGAATAGCTGCCGCTGCTTCTCTCCACCGACCCGTTGTCAGCCTGCGCGCCGATATTTGACCGCGCCTGTGCCTTTTCACTGCTCGACAGGCTCTGCGCCGCGTTGTACTTGACCGCGCCGCCTTCCAGTTTGTTCTTGCAGTCCTGCGACAGCTTGGCGTAACTGATCACGCCCTCATTGATGGCCTGTGCTGCGGCTACCATCGCCTTATAGTTCTGCAGGTCGTTGTTGACGCTGGCGAGCTGCGCCATTGACGCTGCGTCGATGTTCCCTCTGGCGTTGGCCTTGGCGGTGTCGCCGAGCCCCTGCGCGTTGGTGTTGTGCTGCACACAGGTCGACCGTATCGTCGAGACTGCCGCGGACGACAGCTTCGCGATGCCCAGAACGCCGTCGTCGATGCCTGTGCCGTCGTGCATCTCCGCGTCCAGCAGCGAGGCGTAGCTCTGCAAACTGGTGACGCGGTTCGACAGGTTCGCCGTGTCGGTGGTCAGACTGCTGATCGTGCCCTCATGCGGAGGTCTGCGGTCGGTCTCATACTCCACAGCCATGTTCTTGATATTGAACGACCAGAGCGGCACCTCGCAGATGGTCGTCTCATTCGTGATCGACAGCCCTGTGTAAGACGGGAGCGTCGGCGTAGCACCCGCGGCGGCGTTTTCTCCGCTCAGGACGGCAAACTCGGCGTACTCGGTGCCCTGGCTCTCGTCGTTGACGTAGCGTATGACCAGCAGGTCGACTCGGTTCCCCGAGCTTGTCCCCTGGTCAAGGTCGAACTCATACTCCTCGTCCTGGGCGAGCGTGATGTGCCTGCCGTAGGCTACGATGTCGCCGGCCCCGATGGTCACGTGCATGCCGCTGCGCGTCATGCTGAACGCGGTCGAGCCGAGCCTGTACGCGCTGTCGCCGAAGATCCCCTTGTTGAACTGCGCCGCGTCTGCGGAGCTGATGTGGCCTTCTCCGAGATGGCCTGTCACAAGGTTAATGCTCATTTTTCTGTCACCTCGTATTGAATAGTTGTGTCATGGCTTTCTATTTTGATGATTTTTTTGCTTACTCTCTGCACGTCCGACGTGGTCGTGACGTGGTCCTCAAAGCCTACGATGTCGTCCACGTCCACCTCCGCTGTGTCGCTGATCGACATGCTGAAGGTTGTCGGGATCCGCTGCGCCTCGATGTACTCGATACCCTGGCGGATAAGCTCGGCGTAGTGGTCTTCATATCTGCGGAACACGTTGTAGTCGGAAAAAACGGGTATATCTCTCGCCTGCGTCTGGTAGTAGAACGTTTTGCTCGCAAAAGACGGAGCGGCGTCCGCGTATATATAGGTGTCGCCGCCGACGAAGGCCGGCACTTTCTGCTCCTCGACTATGCGATAGTAGTCGACCTGCGGATCGTACTTCGGCGCTTTGTTCCTCGACTCCGTGAAGTAGAACGTGTTCTTCTTCCAGGTCGGCGCGGTGGCATAGTTCACCCAGTGCATGACACCGTGCTCGGCATGGACGCTCACACCGTCGACAAAGTACGGATTGACCGCAGCGGAGATGTACTTGTTGTTCAGCTCTTTTTTTAGTTTTTGCTTGTCTTCCGGGGTCTGAGACGTGTCATGCTTTATGATCCAGCGGATCTTTTCTTTTTCCGCCTCGGTCTTCAGCCGGAAGTGGTTCACGTAAGACGTCGCCCATGTGGACGGGCGTGCGTCCGTCAGGACGTAGACCGTGTAGCTCTGCCCGCTGACGGCTTTGTACTGGTTGTCTTCGTATATGTAGTAGTTGTCGTAGTTCTTGGCCCAGTCGTTCGGCTGCGTTCTTCCGAGCTGCTTCGGCGTCGAAGTACACTCTTTCTCATACTTGACGAGTTTGTTGTCGGCGTTGTGGTGGTAGTATTCTTCATAGGTGGTCGACCAGTTCGACGGCTTGTCCCGCACCGGTGTCGGCTGCGACACTGCCTCGACGGCTTTGTATTCGCCGTTCTGACGGTAAAAGTACTTATCAAATCCCGTCGCCCAGTCGTCCGGCTCCTCCGGAAGCTTCCTGAAGACGTCTTTGAACTCCTCGGTGAATTGGTTGTACTGCCACTCCCAGATCTCTTCCTGGATGACCTCTTCGTCCTCGATGACTTCATCCTGGACTTTCACGTATTCGCCGGAGTAGTAGTTGGTGTAGTACTTCCTCCAGGTCGTCGGCTGATCGGTCACGCGCACAAAGTTCTCGACAGTCGTGTCGTCGGCCTCGATGATCTCGCAGATCTCTTCGACCGGCGTGAGCGTCGTGTCGCGCCGGCGCTGTGACAGGTCGTGAACGTAGTCGGTGTCCTTTATCGGTTTGAACACGCCCGGCTTCAGATAGTCTTTGAACACAGCGCCCCGCCTTGTGCAGAACAGGTCATACCGCCTTCTGGCGCCGCCTTCACCGCTTCCGAGACAAATCAGATGGTTGATCGCCCGCTGATCTTCACTGACGTTGAAGTTGACGAGCGAACTGTCGAACTCCTCGTCTATGGCGTAGTTGTGTACCGGCTCGGCCCACAGCTCGACGTGGTCGCCTGTCCACGCCATCTTCAGCTTATAGTCGTTCTCGGTCAGGACGCGCCGCAGTCCGGTATAGATGCCCTCATGCTTCGGCCATGGAGTGGGCGGGATGACTCCATCGTTCGGGAAGTCTGTGTCCGCCTCGTTCTCTCTCGCTTGAAAGAGGCTCGTCAGCTTTTCACGCGTAAGGATGGCCGCTATCATCGCGTTCGGTCTTGTCCCTCCGACGCTGATCTCCGCGTCTTTCCTCTTCGGCATGGGTTTATAGCTGTCGAGTATGCCGTGCCATGTGCGCCCTCCGAAGGTGATCGTGTTGTTTTCCGTGTCCACCTTCCGGCTCTCTATCTTCCCGCCGTACTCGGTGCCCTCGGCATAGACGTAGCCTCTCATCTCGACTATCGTCGTCTCTGAGTCCACTACGAGTTCGAAGTTGTTCTCGTCTTCGCCGTAGGCTATGTCCATCGAGCGGAAGTCGACCACGCCGACGTCGATAAAGTTCTTATCACAGTAGATCAGATCCATATCGGCTCACTTCTTTCAATGTAGATGGTCAGCTGCGCGTCCGACTCGCTCAGGGGTATGACGGCGCAGCGTCCCTCCGGTATCTTCTCAAAGATGTACGACTCTCGGTTCCGTTTCGAGAAGACGTTCGTCTCGTGTCCGTATCCGTCGTACAGCGTGATGGTCTTGTTCCTCGAGTCGATGACTACCTTCTCATTATGCGCGAGGTCGCAGTACACTTCGTATCTGTGTCCGGCGATCATGATGGCGGGAGACTCCGCCGTGCCGAACAGCGTCAGCCGGAAGTCACACGACATCGCGCTCTCGTTGTTGAACGTGATCGCCTTGACCGGATAGCCGAGATCATACGGATGATCCAGCGGGTAGTCCGTGTCGTTTGAGTCGGACGTGCCGTATATGATCATCTTCGTCTGTTCTTTGACCCAGGAGGGGTTCACGGTCAGGAAGGTGATGTCCTTCTCTATCGCCTCATAGCCTTCGTCAAAATCGCCGAACGCCAGGTCGACAGCGTACACTTCCTTGTACCAGTCGTTCCAGTACAGTCTGCCCGGCTTGAGCAGATAGACGTCGCGCTCCATCACTCTGTACAGTTCGTCCATCCGCCTGTTGAACTGTTCCTTGTTGTCGAACATGATCGACAGCTTCAGCTTCAGCTCTTGAAGCGAGCGGTAAAAGTTCTTCACCTTCGCGAAATTGTTGTTTCTTGTGATAGTGTTGTAGTCCCAGGTGCCAGGGGAGAGCGTCTCGGGCTCCTGAGCGTATATGCCGTCGCCCATGAGGTCTATCTTCGTGCCCTCAGAACTTTCGTAGTATAGCGTCATGTGTTCACCGCCCTCCTGACTACTCTTCCCAGCTCTCTGTTGTCTATCTGGATGCCGATGTTCAGCTTTGCCGACGCTTTCGCGATCTTATCCGCCAGCAGGTCATAGTCAATGCCCTTTGACTGGGCGAGCGCGTCGCTGACAGAGTCGCTCACGTAGTCCTTCAGCACGCTGATCGGCGTGACCGCTTCCGGTCCCGCTTCGCCTACGCCCTTGAGTCCGCTCATCGTCGGTATGATGGTCGGCGCCTCAAAGATACCGCCCTTGGCGTACCATGACACGCTCAGGTGCGGGATGGAGCCTTTGAGAAGGTCGCCGATTTTCCATCCCGGCGGCGATATGCTGAAGTGGGGCAGACTGATATGCGGCAGCGATACGTGGAAGTTGAAAAAGCCTTTGATCTTGTCGATGATCTGACGCACTTTTTCCTTGGCGTTTTCTATCGGCTGCGTGATGGCGGTCTTGATGGCGTTGAAGGTGTTGGAGACCTTCAACTTTATGTTGTCGACCGCGTTCGACACGGTGGTCTTGATGTTGTTCCAGGTGTTCGACAGCCAGGTCTTGACTGCCTCGATCGGCTTCATGATGGCCTCTTTGACCGCCGTCCAGGCGTTCGAAGCGGCGAGCTTGATGTTCTCCCACGCTTGTGAAAGAGACGTCTTGATCTTCGTCAGCTTCTCGCCGACCTTCTGCTTGGCTTCCTCGAGTTTCTGCGCTATTATCTGCTTCACGGTGTCCCAGAGCTTGCGCAGGGTGTTCAGCGCGGCCTGGAACGAGCGGCTGATGTAGCTGGGAAGCTGCGAGAAGAACTGGCCGAGCGTCTGCCATACCGCGCCTATGATGGCGAGGTTCAGCTGTATGACGGCCAGTATCAGCTGCGGAGCGCACTGCGCGAGCGCAAGGCCGACCTGTTCCGCTATCGTCGGGATCAGCGGCATGAGCTGCTCTATGACCAGCGGGATGGCGTCTATGATACCCATGAGCATCTGTACCGCCGCGTCGATGATCAGAGGCAGCGCCTCGACCAGACAGGTGCAGATGGTCGTGATGATGCCCGGCAGGGCGATGATGATCTCCTGCACGATCTGGGGCATAGCCTGACACAGACCTACTATGAGCTGGGTGACCAGCTCTATGCCGACCTGTATGAACTGGGGCAGAGCGCCGAGCAGCGCCGGCACGAGCGCCAGTACCAGCTCTATCGCGCTCGATATGAGCGTCGGCCCGATAGTGGTCAGCAGCGGAGGGATGGCTTGCAGCAGCTGCGTGACGATGCTCGTCACCGACGTTATCAGCGCCGGCAGCAGAGTCGGCAGAGCAGCCGTCAGCCCCTCGAGCAGTCCGCCCACGAGCGTGGGCAGGCTTTGTACAACAGCCGTTGTGATCTGATTCAGTATGCCGATGATCTCCGGCAGCATGCCGGTGATGTTTGTGACGATGTCCTGTATGCCGGTCTTGACTTTCTCGCCGCCGCCGTCGACTCCCGCGATCATGTCGGCGAGGCCGTCTGTGACCGTCGTCAGACCCGGCAGCAGCTGACCGACGAGATTGTTCTTCAGACCGACCGTCGTGCGCTTCAGCGTGTCGAGCGAGTCGTTGTATGCTGCAGACGCCTCGACCGCGTCGTTTGACATGACGAAGCCGTATTCCTCGGCGGTCTTCATCAGCTCCTCGGTGCTTTCCGCCGTCTCATTGAACAGCGGCGTCAGGTTCTGACCGCTCTTGCCGAACAGTTTGTTGGCGAGCGCCGCTCTGTCCGTCGAGTCCGCCATGCCCTGGAAGCCTTTGATCGTTGCCGCGAATATCTCTTCACGGCTCATGCTCTTCAGGTCGTCCATCGAGATGCCGAGCTGCTCAAAGCGCTTTGCCGCGTCGGACGAGCCGTTCTTCGCCTGGCCGATCTGGTTCGTCAGAGTCTTCATGCCGGTGGTCATGCTGTTGATGTCCGCGCCGCTCTGACCCAGGACGTAGTCCCACTTCTGATATCCTTCAGCCGACAGACCGAGTTTTTGACTCATTTTGTCGATGTTATCGCCGTAGTCAGCGGTCTCGCCCGACAGTTCGACGAGCTTCTTACCGCCCGCCACGAGCGCGGTGCCTATGGCTACCGTCGCGGCTGCCAGAGCCTTGCCGACTCCCTTGGCGATCCGCCCCACGGCTTCCAGTTTACTGCCCGCGCCTTCGGCTTCGCTGCCCGCCTTGTCGACCGACTTGCCCATATCCTTGGCTTCGTCGCCGGTCTCGTCAAAGCCTTTTTCGAGCTTTTCAAGCGCGTTGTCTGTCTCTTTCGTCTCGGACTTGAGGTTCTCTTCCTCGGCCTTGACGTATGTCAGCTCTCTCTTGAGCTTCTGGGCTTCCTCGCTGTTCTCGCCGTATATCTTTTCGGCGACCTTGATCTCGTCGTTCAGGGCGTCCTGCTTCTGCTTGTTCGCCTCGAGAGACCGGGCGAGGATGTCCATCTTGTTTTTAAGATACTCGGCCTGATTGCCGTTGTTCTTCAAAGCCGCTTCATTCAGCTTCGACTCGGCTCTCAGGTCCTGCATGGAGGCTTTAGCCTTTTTCAGCGATGCGGAGAATTGCTCCGTTTCGGCGGTAAATCGTACCTTTGCTTCGTCTTTACTTCTTGCCGTGACGTTCAGCCTCCTTTCTCATCGCGTAGGCAAGCCAGGCGTCATACGCCGTCTTGTTGTCCGCGATCTTTTCTATAAAGGGCAGGGAACTGCCCCAGAACGTGTCTTCCGGTATCTTCAGAATGAGCACGTAAAAGGTGAAATAGTCCTCGATCTCGTTCAGCTCGAACTTGGGCGGACGGATGCGGGCTCCTCGCTCTTTTACTGCTTTTCTGAAGACCTCTGAAAATTTGACTCGCTTTTACCTTTTCCAAACAGAGCGGTAAAAGCCTCCGCTATTTTTTCGCGGTCGTCGGTGAGCGCGTAAAGGAACTCGCTTTCCTTCATCCACTCGCCCTCATGCTGGACAGCGCAGCGATATCCTACGTACAGGATCCTCGCCATGTCCAGCTCTCCCGCGTCGCCGTTCTTCTGGATATTCTTGTAGATGGTGTTGTATACCTTCCACAGCTCGTGATCTGTCTGGGCAAGGTCTGCCAGAGCGCCGAGGTTCAGCGTGCCGGGCAGGTTCGTTCCGTCTTCCATCGGAATGTTGTAAAATCTCATCTTATACACTTAAAAGAGGGAGTCGCGAAGGCTCCCTCTTCATTCCCTTTCTGAGAGACCTCAACCGTCTCCCTGAGTGATGACCTCGATGTCGTTTTCGCTTTCGCCGACGGTGATCTTTAGGATACCGCCGTCCGTAGGTACCAGCGCGACATAGGTGACTGTGCTCGACTCGTCTATCCTGCTTGCCGATACAGTGCCGATAGTGAACGTGTCTCCGCCGTCTTCACCGGTGACAGTGAACATTATGATGCTGCCGGCCTGATAGGCTGCTTCGATCTCGGCGTAGGTCTTGTCTACGCTGTCTATGCTGACCGGATCTCCGGTAGTAAGGGCAACAGTCACGGTGAATACCGTGCTGCCGGTGCTGCCGCTTCCGGACGTGGACGGCGCGACGGATGTCGCCCTCACAAGGTCGGGAGTGAAGCCCGTCAGCCACGCGTTGGCGGTGGTCTCGTCGATATCGGTGACCAGCGCCTCGTACATGCAGTAGCCGTTCTCGTCCGGCAGAAGGCTGATGGTCAGCTCCAGTTCGGCGACTTCCTCGGCTCCGTTCGTGATCGGTCTGTGCGGACCGCTCTCGATGATGCAGCGCGGATAAGCCTTCAGCTTGATCTCGTCGTCCTCGTCGAAGACCTGCATCGTCAGAGCAAACTCGGGATGAGTGCTGCCCTGTCCGTAGGCGTAGACGCCCGTCTTCAGCTCGGTGTGCATCATGTCGTAGATCTTGTTGTAGATCGTTCTGGGGACGTGGAGATTCTCGGTCAGAGTGCCGGAGCCTGTGCCTTTGGTCTTCCTCTTGGCTATGACGCCGCGGCAGTTCTTCGTGATGGTCTTCACTTCCAGTTCTTCCTCGGCAGAGCCGACGCAGCTTATCTCTTCGAAGGTCGCGTCATTCACGCCGAGAAGTTTGAGGTACTGCTTTCTGACCTCAAACTCGGAAAATACACCTTTTGTCATTGTGTGTGTCTCCTTTGCCTTTTAAAATTCAAGTTTTCCCAGTACCGTGTCGAGGATCTCGGGAGCTGCCGCTTCCGCGCCCCTGCCCATGAAGTCCTGAAGACCGGCGTGGCGTTTTGTGTTTGAGCCGTCGTCCGGGAAGTACAGATATCCGTACCTCGGGACGGTCTTGACCGTCACGGCCAGCATCTCGTTCTCATGCTTGAACGGGTTGGCGAGCGAAGCGGCTTTTTTCTTGCCTCTCCACGTCCTTCCCGATGCGGGCAGAAGCGGCTTGATCTTGTCCTTGATAGCTTCCGGCGCCTCGTTCTCGAGAACGCCCTGTAGCGCCCTCAGGAACTGCGCGTCGTCCAGTCTGGACTCTATCTCCTCGAGACCTCCCGCGTCGAATGTAGCCGACCACGCCATGCTATCACTCCCTCTTTTCCGGGTGGAACAGGGTGATGGTCGCTATCTCGACGACCAGGTTGCTGTTGCCTTTGAACGTGTAGTTGTAGTCGATGTTGTCCGACGTGACCCGCAGCAGCTTCTCGCCTACGACGGACCTCTCCAAGCGTTCGATCAGATCTTCTATCAGTCCTTCCGGCACGTAGTTCTCATGCACTACGTTGACCTGATAGAACGTCTGAAAGTCAACCCTGTTGTCTGATTTGGTCGTTTTATAGCGTGAAAAGACTATGTAGTTCCATCTGTCGAGATGCGTCTCGGTGCATGCGCCATAATAGACGCCTTCAAGTCCATACTCGCTCAGGAAATAGGTGTCTGATATTCTCGTTTTGATTTGATTCAAAATGGACACAAGACCTCACGCTCCTCTTCCAGATAGAAATACATTTCGCCTTTTTCCCTGTCTATGTCGAGCTTGACGATCGAAAAAAGCTTGTTCCCGATGACGACGCTGTGCGTCTTCTTCATCGTGCAGGGGACCGCCCTCGTTCGCACCTTCATGCTCAGTGTGCGCCCCTGCCTCTCCGCAAAGTCAAGATCGTCGTCTCTCGCGGACATTGTCTGATACGCCAGTTTGACCACCTTCGTCAGGTCGGTGGCTGTCTCGGCGTTCTTCTTGGCGCCAAAGTCAGACGGCACCGTGTTCACCTCGACGACAAACAGATAGCCGTCGTTGAACGGGGTGAAGCGTCGCTTAATCATCTTCGCCTTCGACCTCCGCGCCCTCCGACGGCATATCTGCTTGTACTTCGTAGTAGTGCCTCAGATGCAGTATGTCGGAGATGTAAGCCTTCTCGAACTCGTCGCCGCTGTCGTTCCAGAGATACAGGCAGTACGCCAGGAAGAGCCGTCTGGCCCTCCCCGGCGCAGAAAAGTCGATAGCGTCGGATCCGAGCAGATGACACAGCGACTCAGCCGCGTCGGCGATAAGATCTTCTACCTTGCGGTCAGTCTCTGCGTCGTCCCACGTGATGTTCAGATGCCTTTTCACGAGCGGGAACAGTCCGGCTATAGTCGCCATTGTCATTCACCTGCTTTCTCTTAGCCTTCGCCGCTTGTCTCGGCAGCAGCCTCGGCGGGGTTCATGTCCTTGACGTAGATGTAGGCGGGCTCAAGCTCGCTGATGTCAAGGAGGACGGCGCAGGTGTTGTCGTAAGCTCTGCCGGCGCCGTAGAGTTTCGCCTTGAAGACTCTCTTGTCCGCGAGGAACTGAGCGTCGTCGCTGAACTCGATCGTGCCTTCCTTGCCGATGCCTACGCCCAGGAAGTATTCGCCGGGCAGGCAGAGGATCGCCGTGCCGGTAGTCACAGCCGAGGAGCGGATGACCTTGGTCGGGAAGGGGAAGACGTTCTGAGCGTACTGGCCGTTCGCGGTCAGTACGGTGGCGGCGGGCATGACCTTGGTGAGGTAGTCCGCCTGATTGCAGATCAGGGTGACCTCGTCGAAGGACCTGGCGTTGCCGTTCTCAGTCACGGCGAGAGTCGCGAGGACTGCGCCGTAGTCTTCAGGCATGAAGGACTTCAGTTCGACGGCGGTCTTCTGCGGATAACCGGTGGTGGTGCTGACGGTGACGCCGTCGTGGATGTCTCTGTCGAGGCCGATGGGCTGACCGCCGATGCCGATACCGCTGACGATGCCGGCTTCAAGACCTGCAGCGAGAGCTTCCTTCAGGAAGGTGCGGACGTAGTTGTCCAGCCACACCGGACCGAGTTCAAGATAAGCCTTCTCGATCACAGCGTAAGCGGAGAGCTTGCCCTGAGTGAGGTCGACGGTCTTGAAGGCAGAGACGATGGCCTTGCTGATCTCTCCGTCAGCGTCGCCCCAGACAGCGGCGTCCGCTGTGTGGTCGTTCATGATCCATCTGGTCAGATAGTTCACGTTGACGAAGTTGACGGCGGCGAGGAGCGGATGGTCTTCTACAAGACCTTCATAGACGTCCTCGATGATGGTCTCGGGCATGACGTTGGCAATGCCGGTGTATGCCTGGCGGGGGTGCTTGCCCATCTCGATGAGGTGCTCGTAGTACTTCTTCTCTGCGGAAGTGAGTACGCGGAAGCCTCTCTGAAGAAGGGCGTTGTTGTCTCCGTTCGCCTCGATGAAATCTGCGCGGACGGACTCTGCGATGGCGGCGCCGAAAGCGTCAAATGCTTCCTTTACGGCGGTGCCGTCTTCGCTGGTGAAGGCTGCCTGGAGTTTTTCGGCAGCGGTCTGGATCGCGTTCGTTGATTTGAACATGCTTTTGTACCTCTCTTTATTTATTTTTGAGATTGCCGAAAAAGCTCATAGCCTTTCGGTATGGGTTGACATGGTTTTCGGTGGGATCGGTCTCCGGTTCGTCTGTGTCTTCCTCAGTCGCTTCCACGCCCTTTTCCTCCGGCGTTTCGTCGACCGGTCTGAGCGCCTCGACTGCCGCGAAAAGCCTGTCGAGCTTCTCGTCGATACCGCTGCGCTCTTCCGTCAGGACGGCGTTGATCGTCTTCAGCGCGGACTGGGTGACATACCCCTCTTCCTCGCTGTCGGCGATGTCGGTCGCGAAGCCCCACTCGACAGCCTTCGCCGCGGAGATCCACGTCTCGGAGTCCATCAGCTTCTTGATCTGCTTCTCTTCCAGGACGCTGACCTGCTTGTAGGCTTCTATGCTGCTCTGATTGATCACGTCAAGATCGTCTGCCGCTTTCCGCAGCTCCTTGGCGTTGGAATATCCCGGAGCGCTCATGCAGTTGTGGATCATCAGAAGACCGAGAGCGCCCATCGTGCGCTTCTCGCCGGCGCAGAAGATCACGCTGGCGGCGCTGCAGGCGAAGCCGTCGCAGAAGGTGTGAACGGTCGCTTTATGCCTCCGGAGCGCCGAGTAGATCGCGAGCGCTTCGCCGACCTCTCCGCCGTAGCTGTTGATATAGACGTTAATGGCGTCAACGTCCGCCCGGTCTATCTCTTCCTTCAGAGTGTAGGAAGACATGTCCGACTCAAAGTACGGCACGGAAGTGATATCGCCGTAGATGTTTATCTCCGCGGTCCTGCTCTGCTCGTCCGTGAGCATCTGATAGTACCTTTTACTCATCGCTTTCATCACCTCCTTGCGGTTGGATTCCATTATCATCGAGAGGAGTGAAGTTCAGAGTCATGTAGTGCTTCTGGCTCCATTCCTCGTTAATGGGCTCATAGTCAAGATCTTCGCGCACTTCGTCGGGCGAGAAGGCGCCGGAGCTGATCAGGTTCGACACCGCCGCGGCCACGCTGAAGAGGTCGCGGTGGATGATGGCCGAGGTGTCGACCTTGTAGTAGTTCCCGAGCAGATAGTTGTTCAGTCCCGCCCGTTTGTTCAGCACCTCGGTGATGACGTCCGCGTATGGATCCACGCCGAAGGTCAGGAAGGCCGAGACGACTTCCGCCATGGAAGTGATGTTCCCGGTGATCATGCTCTCGGGAATATGAAAGGCCGTCGCCACGGTCTTGAACAGTTCTGTCTTAAGTTTGACGAAGTCGTCGGCGTTCTTGCTGTTGCTCGCCTTGTCCGGCTCGAGGATATATCCCTCAAACTCGGGGTAGACCGCGTTGTCGCTCTCGAGATAAGAGGTCAGCTGCTTTTTGATGCGTTTTTCAAATATCTCGTTAAACTCATCGTCGCCCGCCCTCGCTGCGGAGATGTGCAGTTTATACTTCTGGCCGTTTGACTTGCTCAGAGCCTTTGCCGAAGACGCCAGCAGAGAGCCGAGGTTCTCGTTCATGCCGTCTATCAGCTTTTTTACGGACGCGTCTTCCAGCCGGAAGAGATAGGCGTCGTCCGTGCTGAATGACCTCTGGAGCGCCAGACCGTCGAGCTGCACGTTGGTGTAGATGTTCCCGAGGATCGGCCGCTCGGTAGTCGTGAATGACTCGGCGACGTAGAGCTTGTCATTGATGTCCACAACGAGCGCTTTGCCGTCGTTGATCATCTTGGAGATGACTTTATGCCAGAAAAAAGAGGCGTTTTCGTTGATGTTTGGGCTTATATTCAGCCGAAAATAGTCCTCTTTTTTCACTTTTTTGCCGTTTTCAAAGGTCTTTATCTCGCTTCTGGCGACCGCGTTCCCGATGAAGTTCACGCAGTTGTATACCGCCAGCTCTTTGTAGTACACCTCGGGCGGGATGTCGATGATGATCGGGCTCTGCCCTCCGCCGAAGGGGCGGGAAAAGAGCCGACCGAAGAAGTCTTTAAACCAGCTCACATGAATGCCTCCTAAAATGTGATGACAGGAATGTCAGGCAGCTTCACCGCCTGGGTGATCATGCTCTCCTGCGTCATTGACGCCACGAGCGCCATGAAGGGGTCCGTCTTCCTGCTCTTGGCTTCTATCTTTGCATAAGTAAAGGAGCCTTTGTCGGCTCCCTGATCTCTTCCGTATCTGATAGTCTTGGTGTTGTTCGTCGCCCATCTCAGGCACGGGTTGTCGCCCCAGTGAAAATAGGCGTTGCGGAAGCATGAGTCAATGATCGGGACGACCGCGATGATGTCGACCGTCTTGACCAGCTTCAGGTTCCCGTTCTCTTTGCAGAAGCCGACCTGCCGGAGCGCGTCGGACAGCAGAGCGTATCGGTAGTTATCGATGCAGACGCACTCGATCTTGTACCGCTTGCCCATCTCCTGAACGTAACCGGCGATCAGCTTCGGACTGATCTCGATATCGTCCACGTAGTCCAGAACGTCCGTCTTTATCCACGCCTGCCACGGCGCCTTGATGCGCCGGAGATCGGCGGAAGCGGAACAGAGCCACGCCTTGTTGATGTCATAACGCTTGTCTCCGTCTTTGAAGTGGACGTTGCACGCCGCAAAGTCCGTGCTCTTTGAATAGTCGATGCCGACCGTGCAGCTCTTGCCCTTCAGGTCCGGCAGCGGTTTGTTCGTGGCGGCTATCTGCTCCCACGGAGCGACCGCCGTCTCCTTCGCCTGCGGCGGAAGGTTCATCCGCTTTGACATGAACGCCGGCAGCCTGTCGGGGTTCTTCTTCCACTCCGCGTACTCTTTTTCTATCTCCGCCCTCAGAGAGGGAAGATAGGGCAGGGAGGGGTTCGCCATCGTCCAGTTCTCCGGATCCTCGACCTGTTCGGGCGAGTCCAGACGGCAGATGAACGGCAGCAGACCGTTGTCATCGGTCTGACCGCTCTGCAGCACGTCCATGCCGTCCCTCATCAGATCATCCAGCGGGCCCTCTCTCACGTCTCCGTTGGTTGTGTAGTATGATCTTCGCGGATGGGGTTTCTTTCCGAGTCCTGTCGTAAAGACGTTGATGTTATCGTAGTTCGGATATTGATGTATCTCGTTGAAAAAGACGATCCCGCTCCTGAGACCGTCTTTTCCCTTCGGACTGTTCGTCCGTCCCTTGACGGTCGAGCGGGTCTTCACCGAGACTATCTTTTCCTTTGTCCAGTACCAGTGCTTGCGCAGCTTCTTGATGTACTGCGGATTCTCGAGGAACGAGACGAGATCCTGCACCGGTCTGACTGCCTGTTCCTCGTTGTTGGCGCAGATGTCGCAGTCATACTCCCGTATCGGATTGAACGGGGAGGTCAGACAGAAGGCTTCCGCCGCTATCGTCCCGTCCTTGCCGGCGCCTCTGCCGATCATGCAGAACAGGTCCGGCCATCTCGGCAGACCGTCGGCGCGGTAGGTGCAGTCATGCAGCGCGATCACGAAGCGCTGCCACTCAAAGAGTCTGAACGGCAGGTAGGTGTCGCACAGCTTCATATATCCGTCCAGCCGCTCGATGTCGACTGTGATATCTTCTTTTGCGAAGACGTCCAGTATGTGCCGGACGAGCAGCTTCTGCTCCTCGGCGACTCTGTACGTCTCGTTCTCGACGATGTCTATCCATCCCGCCAGTTCGGGGATGCTTCGAGGATCTACAATAGGTCATCGTCCTCTCCGACTGAGTCAGTAGTCAGACCGAGGTCCTTGAGGATCGAGAGCATCGCCCTGGTATACTGCGGGAGCAGCTTCACGTTCGGGTTGTCCTTCTCATAGGGCTTGCCCGCCGCGGATATGGCGTCGTAGGACAGACCCTTCTTCCGAATGTCCGCTTTCATCTTTTTGACCAGGTTGAAGTAGGTCACGTAGTCGTCGATCAGAGCGGTGAAGTGGGCGACGTCCGCGCCCTTGAGTCGGAGCTGTTCGATAAGTGATTCTCTTATCGCCCTGGCCGATTGCGCAGCCATCGCCGTCCCTCCTTCCGGCAATAAAAAAGAGCGCCCTTCGACGCTCTGATGTGTGATTTTTTCCCTGCGGTTTCCGCATTGTAATGATACCACAGGCCCGATATGACATTCAATGACATCGACGAAAAAAGCCGATTTTTCCTCATGCGCGCCTGCGCGATTTTTTTGTCGTG